GTGCCTGCAATAAAAGAAGCATTATATGCTATGATCAATGCTGTAATCGTTGCTACAGCTACTCCCAAAACTTCTAATGCGCCTTTGTGTTCTTTCACAAAATCTGTTACTTTTTTGATTGCCCCTGCAATTGTGCCAAACACTCCCGCTGCAACCTGTATGCCGCCGCTTAAGGCATTTACTACTCCAGATAAAACCGTAGTTGCTCCTCCGGCAATTTTCCCCTCGGAAGCATATTCTTTGATTTTATCTACCAGCGGTTTAAATACATCCACAATTGGCTGGAATGCGTCCTTTAATTTTCCAAGCGCATCTTTTAGTCCTTCCACTGCCGGTTGCATATCTTCTTTGAATTTTCCAAATCCATCTACAGCTTTATCAATGAAATCCATCAATTTCGGTGTTGCTGTTTCTGAAAGCCACGATGCCGCATTCCGGATCGCATTTCCAAGAGGTTCCTCGAATTTCTCCCCTAGATTAATTTTGAATCCTTCCCATGCAGATGACATGCTTCTGATTGCGCCTCCAAGACCTGACTCCATATTGTTAGACATATCAGTCGCCGCACCGGAGCAATTATTCAATTTCTCCTGTAGATCCGTATATGCGCCGGATCCCTGATTTAAAATAGCAAGCAAGCCTTTCTGTGCTTCTGCTCCTGCCACGGTAGATGCCAGCGCTGCTTTCTGTTCAACATCCATTCCAGACGTTGCATCGCACAAATCGGTGATTACATCACCAAGACTACGAGCAGTACCATCCTGATTGTAAAACTGAACTCCTAAGGCTTCGATAGCGTCTCTTGCACCGCTGGTATTGGTTCCTAAACGAGTGATAATACTGGATAATGAAGTACCTGCCATGGAGCCTTTTACTCCGGCATTTGCCATGGTTCCAAGAGCAGCCGATACATCTTCCAGTGAATACTTATACGTACCCGCCAGAGAGGAAACATAAGTAAATGCTTCTCCCAGATCGCCGACTGTAGTATTTGATTTTGCCTGGACCGTTGCCAGCACATCTGCATATCTGCTAGCATCCGATGCACTGTCTCCAAATCCCGTCATGGAATCGGTCAGAATATCTGTAACGGTAGCCAGATCTTCACCAGATGCAGATGCCAGGGAAAGCATTCCGGATGTTGATTCCAGAATTTCATTCGTATTGAAACCTGCCAAAGCCATGTAACCCATTGCATCAGAAACATCTTTGGCCGTCCAAGCCGTTGTGGAGCCATAATTTAAGGCTGCATCAGATAACTTCTTGTACTCATCCTGCGTTGCTCCAGACAAGGACTGTACTTTCAACATTCCATCTTCGAAAGATGCTGTGGTATCCACTACGGATTTTCCAAAAGAAACTAGTTTATCCACTGCAAAGTAAGTGGTGATTGCAGCACCAATTTTCTTGAATGCATTCGTGATTCTCGATTCAGATTTTTCTGCCGTCTCTGATGTTTTATCTAAACCATCGTCCATTTTTTTATGTGCCGACTCAGATGAATACCCGATATCCTCATATGCCTTTTTCATAGCATCGGAAGCACTCATTCCCTGTTTTCTGTACTCTGCTGCCATTTTAGCCACATCGGAACGAACTTCATTCATGCTCTTTCCACTTTCAGCAGCAATTTGTGATAAGCTTTTCCCAGCTTTCTTTTCACTTTCAGAAAAAGATTCTCCAATCTTTGAAGACTGTTTTACAGTCTGTTTAATAGCTTCATCCGCTTTACTGTGGTCCACCGCAATCGTTCCGAAAAGTTTAAATAATTCCAACTACTCCTCACCTTCTTTCTCTGTTTGGAATGGATCCAGTACAAAACCTTCCAAGATATCATTCGAATTCTGAATAATCTGCACAACTTCTTCATTCTGTAAAGTCGGTGCCTGTTCCTGTTTTACTTCTCTGCCGCAGGCGGCAATGTATTCCTCAAAGGACATATCCCATACCTTATGCAGATAATATTCCCACCGGATATCCTGTACTTTTTCTTCTGCAATATTTTGCATGATCGTTTCTAAAAACTCATGAAGCTGCTGCAATCGAATAAAATCGTCTAAAATCAAATATGGATCTGCATATCTTTGAGACAGCAAATCCATAAATTTGATATATCCTATCGATCGAACAATTTCATGACACGTTTGAAAAAATCTTTGAAGTCCTCATTTGTGATTACATCCAGAATGATCTCGCCATAATCTGCCAGCGGTAATGCCTTTACCTGCAGCACACTCAACCCGGTCAATGAACCGATGAACTTCTGAATGTCTGCTTCCGCCGCCGGAATATTGGCAATAATGACACCTGCGATATCAAATACGACTCCGAATCCAATTGACTCCAGTTTTGCATCCTTAGATTCTCCATCATCCGCCATACCGTCTTTGATCTGGTCGACATTAAAGCAATCTTTGAATTCACGCACTCCGATTTTAGAGATGATTTTGCACACCATTCCGAGGTCAGAAGCGACCAGCGGTCTTAATTCATACTTCTTTTCAGTTTCATCAACTGTTGATTCAACTGTTTCCGCAACTGTTTCACTCATTGTTCAACTACCTCCTACGCTTTTACCGCTTTCTGTGTACTCTGAGCAGCCTGTGTCGCGGATGCGTTCGGCACATAGATATGATACGGGAGCTTATTTGTGCTGCCGCCAGCTACCAGATCAGCCACACACTGGAAAGTTGCTGGGATTACTGTTGCTTCTTTGTCTTTGTTATCAGACTCTAAGCCATCCAGGCAGATTGCATAATCAAAAATAATAATGATCGGGCTGCCATTTGTCTTAAATCCAACAAAAGCAAAGTTCTCGATATAATCAGAATCCTCAATCAATGCCTTGGACTCGATCACATCAAATCTGGTATCTTCTGATGTTCCGGCCTGTCCAATCACGGTTGACTGCAGGAACTCTTTTGTGATTTCCACCATATTAGTTTCAATCTGTGCAGTTTCACCAGTCTTCTGGACCAGACCTTTTCCCTTAACCGTAACACCATCGACAGCAATATCCGTTGTCTCTGGCTTAATTGTCAGCTTATTGCCTCCGGAAGTTGCGCCAAGAATGGTGCCCTTCCACTTGTTCTGAGATTTTTCATAAGCAAAATTTTTATACAAAGTACCTGCACCAAGCATAATGTTCTGTGGTGTGGTCTCTGATACACCTGATACTGCAAATTCTGTCCAATCTGCTGCCATTTTTACTCTGTCCTCCATTCTTTCACTATCAAATTAATCTGTAACCGTTTCAGGAACCCATCCCCTGTTGCAACCGGGAATGCGTTTCCATAAAAAACAGCAATCCCAGATCCATCATCAAGGATTGCCCTTTTGCCCCATCTTTCTGGGAATAACTTTTTGATTTTATCTTTCTGGTTTTCCAGTTCAAGCCACTCTTTTCCAGTTCCTGTCAAAATGAACTGTGTTTCTTCCTGACCGTCTTCTGCAATCGGTTCAATTTCACTGTATTCGCCCACCCAGTAGGAAGAAATGGAATCGATAGCAGACGTGTATTCCATAAATTCATATGGAATCTGCGCCGACACCAGCGTATCACTTATAAACTTTAGTCCTGCCTTTGTCATTATCCCATTCCTTTCAGCATTGCTTCCAATAACTTCTTTAACTTGGTTTTCGATGAATTGAACGCATCATTCAGTGCTCTAGTTGGACGCTTACCGGTTGTGCTATGCCAGTTTCCGGAGCGGTCCTGGTATTTCCAAGCAGTCTTTCTGCCATCTCCATGCAATGCATATTGACCAGTTCCAAACTCTTCCCAGATAGCATTCTCCTGATCACTGCCAATCATTGCCTCACCGTTTGTCTCATCCACTTTGTAGGTCCAGGAACCTTTCGTGTGTCCTGTATCAACTCTGGTATTCCGTTTTACCTGCGCCTCCAGTTCGCCGGACGCTTCGTACAGCCACTGGATAGTGGTATGATTTAACGCAGCCTTTACTTTGATGGAATTATCTTCAAATTTCACTGACATTACTGACCACCTCTGTACTGCAGATAGATTTCAAGCTGCCGGTGCAATCTCATCGGATCATCGATCAGCATGACATCATATACACTGCCATTTACCAGTAACCGGCTGTTTTCTGCCTTTACAGAAGAATCAAGCTGCTGCCAGTCGCAAATAAAAATATGCGAAGATTCCTGAACCTTTGCATTGTAAGTGGTGTATTTGCTATCACCAGAAGAAAGATCCAGAAAACCAGTAAGCTGTTGAATTGTTTTCCACCGCTTTACACCTGCACCTATTTCATCTTTCTCAGATGTACTGGTCTGCAGCTGTGCAATTGTATTTCCACCAATCATTACAACACCACCTTTCAGAATCGTGCTTTCTTGTAAGGCTTTAAAAAGCCGATTAAGGACTTTGGATATCCAATGGTGGAATTGTCGCCGTCCATATTAAAATACGTCACAGCATGCCGTGAGATTGTTTCAGACTGTATTCCAACCTTGTCCCGGTTCTCAATATCCCATTTCAACATGTTTGCAACACCCATTTTCACATCCATCGGATATACCACTTTTGTTACCAGACAGTATTCTTCATCCAGAAGTTCCATATCATCAGAAAAGAGATACAATCCATTATTCAGCTTTGATTCTGAAATCTGGACTGTATCTCCCTCTTTGATGTATGGATATGTTTCGGTGAATGTGCCACCTGTTATTCCGGTGTGAAAACGTCGGCTCCTGTCCTGAAAATTATTGTTCGTATATTTCCGGATCAGAAGTTCCACGGCCTGCAGTTTTCCTTCCAGGATCTCATCATTCACTCCTGCTGCCGTTGGAACATACTTCCGAAATTCTTTCACAGTCATGATCACCGGAACTCACCTCTTTCTAATCAGGCTTTGACCTTTAAGATCACAACCTTTTCATCATTGGTCAGTGCCGGCATTCCGTAGGCTGTGCAGACAATATTGTCGGCTACACCCGGCTCACGATCATATTCTACAAGATTTCCTCTTTTCAGGAAGTAAGTGATCGCCGGCATATCATCCTCGGTCTCTGCATCGTTGTTCAGCTTGATAATCGGATTGAAGTACGCTTCAGTGGTCACTTTAGTTACTTTATCGCCAACTTTTGCAAACGGAAGAGTTTTTACAACATCCGCAAGATTGAATTTTGTACTACCATCTCCGCCGCTTGCCACAACATCTTTTCCAGCACTGTCGATTTTAAACCATTCCTTAAAGCTTTTAACTTTGTTGGAAACTACAACATCGCATCCTGCAATTCTTCCGATAGAACCATTTACTATTACACCTGCCTCATATTTATCTGCGGAAATAAAGTCAGAATCTTTACGAAGCTGTGTTTTCTGTTTGGAATGGATCAGGATTACTTTTCGGCTGTCTTCCTCTTCACCGAATTTGTCTACACCATCAACAATGGCTGTATATTTGATAACTGCAGACGTATCATCCACAATATTCGGAGATTCGTACATTACTTCTACACGGTCATTGTCCAGTTTTTCGCTGATAGATAACGCAATCTGGTTAACGGCTGTTCCCACCGGATTTCCATAACCGGAAAGCTGCGCCTCATCTGTCAAGCGGACACCTTTACCAATTTTTTTAATGCCATAAGATGCAGTTGTAAATGCCATTTTGCTCTTGTCGATCGGCTCTCCTTCTGCATAATCCTCTGCAGCACCGATGTATCCCCATTTCGGAATTGTTACGGTGCTTCCCGGCTGTCCCTGTAATGTATCATCTACATTTGTGTATCCGGTCATTACTGCTTTCTGCTTTACTTTCGCATTGATCATATCAGACACAACCTGCGGATCAAATACGTCACCATTTACAAGTGTTGTTGTTTTACTTAAATCTGCCATTCTCGTTCTTCCTTTCTTTTACTTTGTCAGTCTTTCGTATAAATCCGGATTGCTTTCTCTCAGCTCTACTCTGGATTTATAGCCCATCTTTGCAAATTCCTCTTTTGTTACAGAATCTTTCGGATCATCACCACTCGGAAGTTTTCCATCATCCATGCGTTTGTACCCATCATCACCGGTTGATGCCGATTCGAACATTGTAGGAAACTGCGTTTTCAATTCTGAAATTTTATCATTCCAGCCCTTGATATTATCATTTTCGTCAATTTCCAGCTTTTCACCTTTTTTGCTCAGTTTCTCATTGAGCTTATAAGTCAGATAATCCACATCAACAGCCTTTTCAGACAGCAGTGCAACCTTGATGGCCGACTTCACCTTGGTCTCTGCAAGCTGTTCCTGGAGCTGCTGCACCTGTGTTTCATATCCTGTGATTTTGCCTTGCAATTCTTCATTGCCCTTGGTATCTTTCTTCAACTGTGCGATCAGCTCATTGGCTGATGTCAGTTCTGTTTCCTTACCGTTCAGAGCATCCTGGAGGGCATCATACTTACCTTTTCCAACATACTCACCTGTTGCAAGGTTTCCAAGTTTAATCTGCTTATCCTTATTTGCTTCATCACCATTATAAGCATCAACTTTTCCCTTAATCTGATTAAAAAGCTCTTCGCCTAAGATTTCTTTCAAAAATTCCATATCAAATTCCTTTCTTTTTGCTTTGTTTTTAAACGTGGTGTCACCACTGCAAAGCCTAGTTTTAATGTCATACGACAGGACATATTTTGAAGGTATAAATGCCACCTTCCAGGCAAACAAAAAACACCCTTGTGGGTGCTGCATGTTATTTTACCCATAACTGGGAGATATTAGGATCACCGCCTTCCTACTCAAGAGCGATATCTTCAATCACCGCTCTGGTTTCCAGAACTCTCAGATACTCACCCATGTAACGTTTCTGCTCCAAGTACAGAGCTTTCTGGCATGTTGGTGTGAACTCCAGTTTTCCTGCATCCCATTTCACCAGCATTTTGTGCAAACCATCGTATCTAATCTTGGTCTGCTGGTACTCTGCTTTGAATCTTTCTTTGTAGTCTGAACTCTGCATAAGTTCGATGGTGTCTTTTAATTCCATGGTTTCTCCTTTCTACGCCACAATGCTTTTGATTCCGTATGCGATGGCACAATCATGTTCGATGATGCATCCACGGGCATCGTCCCAGCCCGGTGCAAAATAAGCTACATCTGCATCCGCCAAAAGCTCCAGTGATTTTCCAAGAAACCACAGTGGTTTTGCACCGACTGGTGCGCTCTGAAAAAAGGAATCAATGACCTCTACTGGCTCTCCCACCAGTTCAGTTGCCTTTTCGATTGCCTGTTTGCGATCTGCCAAGATTTCCTCGTCTGTTTTGCCACGCATTGGCTGGCTGATAAATAATTTCTTCATGTTCCCTTACCTCTTCCTTTCTTAAAAATAGGTATAAAAATACCACCAACCATTTCTGATCAGTGGTAGTCTATACAAACGGTACTATAATATCTTTTGCTTCTTTTACAAAACGCTTTGCTTTTTCCATGAATGAGTTATCACATAAATATTCGATACCCATTGGTGTGATCATGCATTTATCCAGATCAGCCGCATATGGAACATTCAAGCCATCCATATCTACAAATGCAACACCTGTAATCAATCCGTTGCTCTGGAGCATATAAATAATATATGCCCAATACGCTGTCCCGATCTGCCCTTTAAACAATGGACTATCATTTGCCAGCATTTTAGGATCCATAGGCTCGCTCTTTTTCAGACGCTGGTACAGATATGCTAAAATCTGATATACAATCACATGATAATCGTCTCTTGCCATACAGTCCTCTTTTCTCAAATAAACGGCCAGTCTGTCAATTTATCACTTTCTTCTTTCAGTCTCTGAATCTCTGCTTCCCTTTCTTCTGGTGTCATGTCTTTGTGGGTAATAACATCTCTCCATTTTACATCAGTTCTTTCCACTCAATACCACACTCCTTTTTGAAATCTGACAATGCTTTTTTGTGTGCTTTTTCTATATCGTAATTGTATGGTGCAGAATAATATTTGTCAACTACTCTGTTGAAAAATTCGCTTCTAAACGGTTTGTTTCCGGCTTTGTACAAAAATACTCTTCCATCATGAGTAACAACAATTCCACTTTTATATTTACGATAACCGGCAACCACAAAATCGCTGCCCGTTGGTAGTATATTGGTCGGATGATTATGTATACCTATTGTTTCTCCAGGATAAAGCGTTCTTAACATATTTGCTTCCTCTTTCGACACTTCAACTCCAAGTTCATTCTCACCTGCAATTTTTCTAAGTAATAAATTTCCTTGTGCATCAATAATATACAAATCTTCGCCATCGGTTCCTTTTCTATGCGTCAGCATTGCCGTTGCATATTTTCTTAAAGCATCATTAACAGTAGAATTATCTGTTATCTGATTAAATTTTCTTCTAAACGATTCCGAGCTTATATAATTTAAATCAACAGCATTTGTTCCAACTCTCCTAACCGTTTCTGAATACAACCCTTTTTCAATCGTTTCAGCAGCGTCCAGATATTTCTCCTTAAACTCTTCAAAGTTCTTTGTTTTGTCAAGTCCAAAGAACTCCGCACGCTCTTTCAGAGTATTCAGCTCATCTTCATCCAGCGCCCATCTGGCTCGCTGTAACAATGCACACCTGCAATTGCAATCTTCTGCCGGATCTCCAAACATTCCCGGTGCATCTGCCTGCATTCCACCAACCTCAAACGGCTCGTCCAACTCCCTGATCTGACCGTCCAACATCCGGTGTGTTTCTCTGGTTCTGTCATCCAATGTAGCATCCCACTGTTTTACGATGTCCGCACCATGCTCCTTTGCCACCTGCTGTGCATCCATAGCTGACTGAACCTGTATGCGGTGCCCTTCTGTTCGGACAATCCGCATCGCATTATTGTATGCCTTGGAAAATTCTGTGGTCTTAAATGACTTTGCCAGCTTTGTAGCCACTTCATTCCAGGTAAACCCTGCGGCAATTCCCCGGGACACTTCCGCCCGAATGGAAGTCTTTAATTTTCCAACATCCTCTCCCAACCGGTTATACAGTCCTTTGCTGATCTTGGAATCTGTCTGTATTGCCCGAACCACGGCTTTCTGGTCAATCGGCATGATAAGTGGAATATCCTGACCATGCAGATCATACATCACACCGATATAGCCGTCCTGATAACACCGGGACAGGTAATCAGACACTGTTGAGTAAGAATCAGACTGCAGTGCTGCCAAGATCCCCTCCAGCTGCTGCCGAATTACTTCCTGATACCGTGTCTGGTAAATAATGGATTGCAGGTTTTCCAGGTCCGTTCTGGCAGACAACTCCATGATTTTCTTTTCACAGTCCATCAATGCCCGCCGGTATACCTGTTTCAGTTCGTTCAGCGTTCTTTTTTCACTATTCAGTTGGCTTTGGAATACCGTCTTCTGTTCCTTCGTCATCTGCTTTCACCCCGTCCAAAATGTTCTGTGCCTTATTCAAATCCTTGTCTGCTTCGTCTGGATCCGGAAGTTTATCTTTGATTTCCTCATAATTGATATCTAAGACATCACAGATATTTTTCATCAATGTCTCATTGTCAAGCTGTGCTGCCAGTGACAGCAACGTGTTGATCCGTGTCTGCTGCTCCTGTGCATTATTCAAAGCGATCTGTGCATTTTCCTGTTCGTTTGACATTACTTCATGCCCGAATTCAAAATACACCTGACTGGTCTGGTAAGCAGTCTTGTTCTTCTCATTGATCTCATCGATCACCAGCTTCACAAGTTTACGCAGCATCTGCTTCAGCTTAATTTCCAACTTTGAACATTTCAGATCAAGCAAGGAGTATGCCGATTTAATTGCAATGTTGGTGGTTGCGTTGGTGTCCTTTAAACCGGCTGTATTCAATCCCATTCCAAAACGGTAGATGTTTTTCTCATCCAGATTCAGTTTGGTCTCTCTGGCCTGATATGGGACATCCACGGTATGTACTTCTATACCACCATCCTCATCCACACCGATCATTTTCTTTGTCTTAAGATTCTGTTGCAATTCGCCAAGATCATCCCCTTCAAACCCTTTCACTGCATATAGTGGATGATCGAAGTCAATCAGATTGTTTGAAAGTCCAGATGCCATCAGATCGTAATCATCGATGATGTCTTTCACTGTTTTTAATCCGCTGAATTGTTTTTTATTGTTATCCAGACGAAAAAAAGGAATAATGCCAAAGTCTTTGTAATAAATGGCTTTATCCCCTTTTTTCTGGTATGTAATATGTGGTTTCGGATTGATCGCTTCGGATGTGTCCAATTCAATCTCCCCTTCGTCGCTCTGGACGTAATAATATACTTTTTCAGAATCCCATACCTGGATGCGTTTGATTGTCTTTTCCCCTTTACCAATGCGGTCAATGTACCAATAGATCACATAGGCGCAGCCATCGTCGGTATCTTTCTCCCTGACTTCTACCACACCAATCGAATCCGCACACATAAAAGACAACATATCCGCTTTGTTCCGATAGGCGAACATATATTCAAAGCCTTTTGCCTGGCATCCAGTCAGCACCTCCGACAGCTCTGCAATAAAATCCTCATTCTGGTTGAAATATTTATCCAGCTCATTCTGTAATGCCGGTTCATCTGTTTTTACAAAGCCATCATCGCCAGAAAGAATATACTGCACCGCCTGGTCCACCAGTTCTGTAAAAAACGGATGTGATATTTTCGCATTACTGCGTGATCGATCCTCAACCAATTCCCCGTCATCATTGTAATAAAACATTCTGTACTGCTTTATGTCATGATCGCCATCATAGTATGCCTGCCCTTTTCTGGCAAACTGTTTTTTTTTGGAAGCATTATCTTCTTCCATGAATTGTCTTATTTCCTCTGTTGTCAGCATATTTCTTCCTTTCTGGCAATTCTCGCTATTATATGAGCCAGCGTTTTGCCTTCCGCCAACCTTCTACTCCATATCGCAGTGCTGCCATGGCATCGTCCATTACAGACACCGGTTCATCCAGGTATTCTCCTGTCTTTTCATCTTTTTTCCATTTCCACTGCTGCAGTTCTTTGATGGTATTGACACAGGATGGATCCACAAATATTTTTCGTGCAATCACCTTGCTCTTGTCCTTCGGGTCCGGGCTTCCCTTCAGCCATTCAATCTGTGCTTTCACAGATCCGGCAGAACCGCCCTTGTCGACTCCCTTCGCCCGGAAACCTGCATCTTTCCACATTTTGATACGATCAGGCTCTGCAGAATCGCACCACATCTGCCGCCTTTTCGGAATCTCTGCTGCATTTGCTTCTGCGATCCATTCAGCGGTATCTTTTTCAAAACCGTACAGCTCACGCAGTATATAGATATTTCCATCTTTCCAGCCAAGCGGCAGGATAGCATTTGCATGGTTGAAACCAAAGTCCTGCCCGATTGCAAAATCATCATAGTCTGCTATATTCTGACTGCACTCACGCACTTCCCAGTTATGGAGAATCAGGCCACCGATCTCGCCCCAGTCACCAAGGCCATAAATCTGATAACCTTCCGGATCAACGATCTTTCGTCTTTCCATTCTGGCACGGTATGCCTCGTCTATGAACCGGTTCATCAGGTAGGTGCTGTGATGTGTCAGTACATTCGGATCCGGGATATCAAAAAAGACCTTTTTTATCCAATGGTTTTTGTTCACCGGATTAAAGGTCAGTCTGATCTGATAAAATTGTCCTTCCGGAAGTTCACCACGCAGACGGTCATCTATAATCTCCAGATCTGCCTGCGTTAACTCCGTTGCTTCCTCACACCATACATCTGTCAATTTTCCGCGCTGGAAGGTAATGGATTTCAGTTTTTCACGCTGCTTTTCATCATTCATGCCACGAAAAATGATCTGATTGCCGTTTGCCCGGCAGGTTAATTTCAGCGGTGACATGTTGATCTGCCAGTACCGGTCCGCCTTATCACCAAACATCCGGTACACAGCTCCTGTCAGCTCGGCAAATGTGCTGTCCCGGTTTGTGATATCCGATTTCCGAATGCAGACCAGATTCCGGCCTTTGTCCCTCATCAGCCGCAGGATGTAATTCTGCGCCGTGTCAACGCTCTTTCCCGATCCGGCAGATCCTTTCATGACGATGTAGCGTTTTGTACTTCGGTCCACTTCTTTGAAGCAGGGATTCATCTGGACGTTTATGTTCATAGACAATCAGCCTCTTTAAATGCCTGAAACAGTTTTGGTGACTGAATAGCAATCCAATCTGTGATTTCTTCGTTCTGCGCCCATGCCTGCACATTTCCGCTATTATTCCATAAACCAGATTCATACAGAAATGCATGGATGATTTCATGCCGTAGCACTTTCTTTTTGTATGACTCCATATCCTGAATCGTATTTTTGTCAGCTTCAAACTGTGCTATACGGATTACATGAAGGCTCTGGTCCATACAGCCATCTGCACCATCCGGCATTTTTTCTTCCGGTGAATCAAAATATATAGTGTACGGTGTTCCTAATATGTAAATTGTCTTATTTTTCATTGTTTTCGTCTCCATAATCAATATTGATGTTAAGTTCCATATCAACATCTGTCTCGATTTTCTCTGTATACAGACCGTATCTCTTTCCTAGTAGCTCTGCCGCTTTTAACCGGTCCTTTTCAGATGGTTTTTTCTCGATTGCTCTGGCTTCTGAACAACCATCTCCTGTTCCCTCCACAACAATTTCTGTTGATTGACTCTCGCCACGTAGAACGGAAGTGAGATATTTCAGGACTTCATCCTGATCGGCAATGAGTTGTGCTTCTTTTTCAGACATTAATTTTTCAAGATACTTTTGACCTTCAACATTTTTCAACAGCCTTTGGCCTTGGCTATATGCCGTTTTCTTTGAATATCCAGCTCGGATAGCAGCCTGAGTGGCATTAGCATCAATAAGCCATTCTTTATAAAATTTCTTCTGTTTTTCAGTCAATGCCACCAGTCTCACCTCCTGTTTTGGCATAAGAAAAAGACAGCAGGTAAATCCTGCTGCCCTAGTCATTTTCATTCTTTTATTTTGCTAACTCCAAAATACTTGTAACTGTTGAAATAACAGAATGATTTAAACTTACTATCGTTAATATCGTTCCTACCGCTGCACTAATAATAGCAATCATATTGGCACAATGAAATTTTTTGTCCTCATCCATTTTATCGCTAATTTTTTCTTTCAATTCGTCAAATTTTTCACTTTGAGATGTAAGCATTTGCTCTATTTTATTTATTTTATCTTCCATGCGCCGTTCCGAATCATCAATTCTTTTTTCTGTTCGTTGTTCACGTTCACGCATTTCCTCACGCAATGCCATTTGATCTTTATCCACTTTTTCAATATAAGTCTTTAACAAATCATCCATTTTCTGATCCTTTACTACTTTTTGAATTACACTATGATTTCTTGACAATCCACGTTTTTTATCACGATAAGCATCTATATCCCAAATCACACAATCCCTACTATTCATTTTATGCACCTCACGATTTCATATGTGTGAGTACATCTATGATAGAATCTATTTCTCTGTTATTTGCAGAAAAATCAAATGTTTCTCCATCTTTCCGAATAAAACGAATAGTTTTCTTATCGCCATAGGTTTGTTTTTTAGCAATTTTATCTATTCCAGAAAGTTCCGAATCACCTTCAAATAAACCTTCGAACAATGGCGAAAGTGTAATAAAAAATCCTTCCATCTCATTTTTAAAATCTTCAGCTAACAGCTTACCAACTTCTTCAGGCATCCCTTCCAACAAATTTCCATTTACATATTTTTCATCTTCTAATGTATTTTCCGGATCCCATTCCATTTGATCTGACAAACGAACACAATATTTCCATAATACCTCTGTCAATTCATCCAAATTGTACCCTAAAATCTTTTCACATACGGTAGATAATTCTACTGTACAATATGGATAATCCTTTCTTTGCTGAAACATTGAAATAACCTGTAATGCTTTTAAAAATATATTTCTATCTGTTTTATATTTTTCAAACAGCCTCCAGCAATAATCATACATATTGGTTCCATTTTCAAATGCCATACGCTTCTCCTCCCTTGTAGATAAATAAACCTATTTTTATAATATTCCATTCTGAACTATTATGCAAACGAAAAAGACATCCGTTTCCGAATGCCTTTTAAGTAGGTCTATCCTTATAGGGGAGAAATCGAGCCGCCGGTTTTCGCCTTTGGCTCAAGTATTATTATATATATGTTTTTTATGCATTTTATGCGTTTTTCAGAATATCATCAATTTTCCTGCTAATTCTGCTCTGATCCAGATGCACACTCTTTGCGACCTGCTCCTGTGTCACCGGCTTTCTGCCATCTATGAACAACTTCCGGAAGATGCGGTGTGCCAGACTGTCCGGTATTGCATCCACAAACTGTTCCACTTCTTTACACTCCTGCTCCAGAGCTTTCTTCCGTTTCAGATCACGTTCCTGCAACCGCTCATATTTCTCCTGGTCGAACCCAACCACACACTGCGGCATCGGATAACCTTTGCTGTAATCAAATATCACATCATTCCCGATCATCGTATCTGACTTCCAGCGGTTCTGAAGCGTATAGTCCAGTTCTAATATCTCTGCCTTATTACTCCGATACGCTTTCAGTCTTTCCTTTGTCATCTTCTCCAACGGCATCGCCTCCCTTATTCCTCTCCTGCAGCTCTGCCCTGCTGCCACTTTGCTGTATCTGCTGCCATATCAGATATGACAGGCTCCATTCCGGATTACCACCGACT